AAGACTTACAGAAAAACAAATTAAATTTGCTAATCTAATCGTGACAGAAGAAGGTCGAAAGACTGATTCTGAATGTGCTATTGAAGCAGGTTATGATCCAAACTCAGCTTATGTATCCGCAAGTAAATTACAAAACCCATCTTTGTATCCTTTGGTCACTCAATACATTGGAAGACTCAGAGCAGAGAAATTAAAAAAATATGACATCACTTATGAAAAACACCTGGCAGAGTTAGGCAAAATTAGAGATGGCGCATTTGAAGGTAAGGCCTGGAGTGCTGCAGGTAATATGGAAGTAGCTAGAGGTAAAGCTGCAGGGTTTCAAAATAATAATCACATACACCTACACAAGGACCTCAACAACGTTGATGAATCAGAGTTAGATAAAGAGTTAGAAAAAGCATTAAAGAACTATAAGCCTATAATAGATGCTGACGCAGAAATAGTTGAAGAAGTAAAACCTATGAAGATTGCAAAGAAAAATACTATAAATTAAGTTTTTTAATAGATACAATCACAGACGTCGGAATTATTACTGTACTACCTATATCTTCAAACGTGTTACCTTCTTTGCTTTTAATATAATCTCTAAAAATTCTAGTCACACCTTTACGTTGACTAAGTAAATAACCTTTGGATACTGCAACAGGAAGTTTGTCTTTGTCTAATGAGGATAGCGTACTCCAACCGTCGTCACCCTCGATATCAACCCATTCTATTTCAACGTAAGGATATTTAGATATGTCTCTACCCAAACTTTTACTGGTCATCTTTGGAAATATTTTTCTTTTTTTAGGCATGCCTCCTTATATCACCTATAGGTTTTTTCTCTAGGCACTTTTTTTCTCCAAAACTTTTTCTTATGCGCGCGTACGGGTTTGCTAGAAGTGTTGGTATAAGCCAATTATTGTAAATTGTAACAGCTGTAACACCATTGTAACAGCGTTTTGTTACAAAAATATCGTCTAGAAGTGTTGGTATATGCGAATAATAGTCTTTTGAAAGCCATTGTAACCATTGTAACACCGTTTTGGAAATTGAAAAACAAAAAAACTTTTCTGGCAAAAAAAGTCTATAGGTAGAAACTTACCTTATTGTGAACATATTGTGGTAAATATGCAACACATTGTGTCTTTTTAGACACAATCCATACAATATTCCGGATCCTTGGTGCTAGTCCAACCATACAAAGCATTGTTACAATCTTTTGCTTTACAAATTGTGGTACCTTTACCATTATTTCTCGGTTTGTTACCAAATATTTCAGTCCAACGTTGTCTATAAACATCGTTAGACACCCTAGATTTGCCGTCCCAGTTCAACGCTTTACCTTTTTTCATTAGTGCAACTTCCTCCTGTATTCATCTATATCTTTAAAATCTGGACTTCCTAAGAACCTAGCCAAAGTTTTGAATTCTTCCATAGACATTTCATTAATCTCCATAGAAGGTATTCTTTTGGTCATCTCTTTTTTAGCGTCCTTCCATTCCGACTCAGTAAATGTATCTAATAGATCAAGTATGTTTTTCATGATATTCTTTTGCTTTTACATCGTCTTCAAATGTCATACAAGTATCACATCTCTCAATATGTGGCTTATGATAAGGATCTTTTGGATCACTTAATCCACTGCTTACAACCCCTTCAAAATATCCTTTACCTTCGCAGTCTTCACAATAATTATCTGCAGGATTTTCAACCGCACATCTTTCGATATCAATCAATTTATCGTCAGCTTGTAATTTACCCCTCTCTGACCATTCATTGTTGCAGTTATATTTTAGAGCATACACTTTACTGTTAGCTTCTGCTTCATTTTTAGCCTCCACTGTAATAATATAAGATTGAGTGAAATCTCTTGTTGCCGTGTAACTATATTTTTTCATATTTATTCCTTTCATTAGTTATAGGTTAATATAGGACTAGAAACCATTTCTGTCAACTATTTTTTGCAATTCTTTTTTCTGCTTGTAATATTGTGCTACTTTTTTCCACCATTCGTTCGCATAATGTTTAAATTCTTCGCCTTTTACGGGAAATTCTTGAAATAATAGGTCTTTACTACACATTAGAATAATTCCAAACTGTATATTGGTGCCGTATATTTGGTTGTGGGCAATGGCATATCCTGCTAATTGCAAGTAATAGTCCTCGATCCATTCTTTTCGTTTCGGTTTATTAGTTTGTTTAAAATCTATAATGGCCTCTTTACCCTCGTACATTCCAACACCATCGGTTGCACCTGCGTACATCTCAGGATAAAATAAAACACATTCTGTGGCCCACAACTCATCGAGTCTACCTTTTAATCCCTGGTCCGCGATTATTTGTGCCATCTTCGTGGCATGTCTACCTTCGGGTGTTAGGTTCACGATAGGTTTATCTAACATATACCCTTCAAGAATCGAGTGCATAAGGGTCCCACGCGATGCAGCTTCTTCCGTAATTTTTTTAGCCTCCGCCTCACCTACTCGGTCACGCCACCGTTGTAAAGATTGTTTTTTTTCTTCTCCCTGACATGCAGATAATATACTTGTTACACTCGGCAGCTTCTCTTCTCCTACTAAGTAATGTCTTTTACCATCAATAATTTTTCGAGTCGAAGTCGGGTAGTAAAATCTTTTATTTATTTTTATCATGATTTAAATTGCTCCGCCATTTCAATACAACTCGATAAACATGTAGGACAAAAAGCTACTGGAATCATACCAAATAATCCTGAAATTCCTCCTTCGTTTTTTAAACTAAACTCTGTTTTACAAGTAGAGCATTCTTTTAATTTTTCTTTACTTTTCTTTTTATTTATTTTTATCATTATTTCCTTTCAATGCATGTTTTAAAACTGTCGTCCATGGGTTTATATCGTAGTCTTTTACGCAGCCGGTCAATAAAAGTAGTACAATAAATATTTTAATCATTTATAAATTCTTTTCCAACCCTTAGAAAATTTTTCCAATCGTCCGGGTTACTATTTCTTTTTTTATCATTACAATTCACACAACAAAAAATAATGTTTGAGGACATATATGTTAGTCTTGGATCCCATCTATCAATACTAAAGTTTGTAGGAATTTGTCCTTTACGTCCTAAATAACCAAAACCTCTAGTCCCTCGTCTTGCTTTAAATGTAAAAGGTGTTTCACAATATCTACAGATTCGACCATCTGAGCCTGGAAATTTATGTTTCATATTAATAATATGATTCATGTACAATCTCCAAAACTCTTTCTTGTCCATAGATTCATGTGGTTTGTGGCCCCCATACGTTTTATAACTAGGTTTAAGTTTACCTCCGATGGCTCTTCCTACATATCCGCGTTCCGTGTTCATGTATTCAAAATCCTTTTGTACTCGACGCTCGTCGTTAGGATTTTTGTAAGCCATTAGACCTTTCTAAACAAATTTTATTTTTACCTCGCTCTATTAAATAAAAATCATAATGTGTTAACGCCTGGGTGATATGGTTCATGTCGTAAGTATCTACATCATCAAATACAAATCGAGTTCCAGGATTAGAACGATTAGCAAAAAATAGAGCTTCATGTAACACTGCAGCAGTAGTATGTGGACCATCAAAGTGTACGAAGTCATAATTATTCATGATTTTTTTTTGACCTTTGTAATAGATAGGTACCCCCTGGCCAAACGCATTAAAGTATTCAATGTCTTCTAGCTGATATAAAATAAAATTTTCGTGCTTGTTAAAGGCAGTTAAAAAAGTTTGTTTCATAGAACTAGGATACGTTGGAGTCTTAAAAGAACCATCCGGATTATATAAAATATTGCCCTTAAAGTCTGTCCATGTAGGTTCATGCCCTGGTATAGAATCTACATGATCATAAAGAATGTCTCCATAAGGATCTATGCCTATATGAAAATGATTTTTATTTTTAAAATTCTCCATGATAACGTGAGAGCCATAGCCCTCACGAACACCAATTTCTACACTTAAATAAAAGTCTTTAGGACTTAATTGATCAGCCCACTTAGCAAGTAGATTATATTCTTTACTATCTCCTTTAAGCATTAAAACAACCTATGTAAAGATTCTCTATACGCTTGCATTATTTTTTCATGTGCCTCGAAGTATTTATCAATGTCCGGCTTATGCCATTCTTTTTTTTCGGTAATGACATCAAGAGATTGCTGGCTGGCTTCAAGAGCGTGTTTAATTATGTTATAAGTAAATTCTTTAGAAACATCATCCATGTCCTTGGGCAGATCTTCTGAATTCATGCCTAGGGCCAGTCCATTTTCTTTTAAAGCATATTTAACATCATTTAAAGATTTTTTACCAAAGCCGGGCATTCTAAGTAATTCTCCTTCTGTACTTAAAGCTAAATCTTTTATTGTTTTAAGTTCGGGCATATGGGTTCTTAAGGTACTGTGTGTTCTTATATTCATCTCTAGTTCTGATATTTCTTTTGTTAATAGTTCCATTAGTTTCCTTTCACATATAGTTTAGATCGAAGAGATCTTATTTCTTCGATTAGTTTTTGATTATAGTCGTGTAGTTTCTCGTTCCTAAACTCT